GCGGAAAGTAAGAGAAATGGGAGACTTCGACGAGGCGAAGACAGAGGACGACATAGATCACGTTTTCCTTGGATATCTTAAGGATGAGCTTTTGAGCGCATCAAAGATTGAAGAGGTACGTGTTCGCATGATATATGCAAATGACGTCGTTTGTCTTGTGGCTTTTAGAATGGTTTTCGGATCATTACTGGCAGCGATGAACAATAGTCCCCACAACACACCGAGTGCGATTGGAATCAATCAATATTCTCATGACATGGATGTCATGTACAGATATTTGGTTGAAGTAGGAAAGAACTTTGTGGCCGGTGACTATAAGAGTTTTGATAAGAGGCAACACCCTGTATTCAGAGATGCGGCTTACCGAATGATTGGAAACCTGCTGAAAGGCGTGGTGACCGAGAACGAGGTTCGCTTCATGTATGTTCACGAGACAAGGACCCCGGCACAAGTTGGAAAGTGGCGATTCTGGACCAAATCAAATCACATGAGTGGATGCTTTTGGACGACGATCTTAAACATCTTTATTAACGAGGGATATATGCGGTATGTTTTCACACAGCTGTACCCTTATCGTGAGTTTGAAGAGGTCTGCAGGATGAAAATCTTAGGTGATGACCACATATTGTCTGTTTCGGATGAGATAGATCAGATGATACCAACGGTTATTGCACCTTTGATGAAGGATATTGGACAAGATTACACCAGCGCGAATAAAGGAGCCCCCCTAGAGGACCGTTTCTTGAGCTTTGATGAGTTGACTTTCTTGGGTGCACACCCGAGAATGTCTGAGGAAAAGAAATGGACCGGAGCGATGAAGAAGGACACCCTCTATGAAACAGTGCAATGGACGAGAGATGCGAACTTGACTCTTTTGGATACCTGTGATCAGATGTTGGAGTGCGCTTCACAGTGGGATCAAGAGTTTTATGATAAGTATGAGAAGGAGATATTCTGGGCTTTCAAACAAATCGGCCATCCCGGACCGAAAATGAGAGCTTGGAGTTATCTGCACCGAGTAGTGGCACATAGAGATCGACAGAGTGGGTATCATTATGTTGGTTATAGCGCGGAAGGG